CGCCTGTGTATTGCGTATCCATCGTCTGTTTTAGACGAGCCGCCGTACCATCGCTGATTGGGCCGTCCGACGAGAGCAGACCTGAGGGGCGGGCCGCATTCGAGAAGAATGCTGCGCTGTTCGTCGTGATTGCGTTCGCGAGCGTGGCCGATGCGGCGCATGCCGCGATAGGGGACATACCCACAAGCGGATGCCAAGAGGTAATGCCTCTATCGTGGATTATGTCGCGGGCCGGAATGTGTACCGTCTCCATCGGCGTAACCTGCAGCGGCGACACTGTGACCTGATAGAAAATCGAACCATCCGGCGCAACCATCGGGACAACCCACTTAGGGTTGAGCACGTCCATAGAGACGATAGCACCCATGCTATTACGGGACAGCAGAATGTAGGCGTTACCCCAAGCGAGCTTACTGGCGACCCAAGCCTTTACGAACTGATCGCGCGTCTGGTAGTGGTTGGGCTTTCGCAGTACCTTCGTAAAACGAGGTGCGCTCGTTTCGAGCCATACACCTTGACCGAGCTTTACGTACTTGATACGCAGCTTACCTACGTCGGACGAGATTAGATCAACGCAGGCGAACACGGCGGAGCTTGCAAGCATCCCGTCGCGTGTCGTAAGCGATTGATTCTGCTGCCATGCGCCAGTGAAAGGCTCCCGGATGAAGCCACTAGAACCAGGAGCACCGATTGCAGACGCTCCGACCGGAACAGTACCTTTCTTAGGCTTCTTCGTTATGTTCCATCCAAAGATGTTCAATCGTTCTCCTTGGACTTGGTACGGCTTGGTTTGTTGATGATCTTTACTGCCTTAATTGCTACAAGGACTTTCGCAACGTCTGCAGGGAGTTCTCTGCGCTCGCCCTCAGACAAAGCGGGAAGTAACTGGACATTACGGAGGGCTTGTACGGTTACAGAAGGCATAAACCCTCCTAAATATTCAGTAGTACTAAGGAAAAGCCCCGCAACGGAAACCGAAGCGGGGCAGGAGATTACGACGCGCTGTAGGCTACGCCCGTGAGGACAGCGGCGCAGAGGCCAGGGCGGCGCGCTTGCCAGTTGATGAACTGACCAATACGCACGGCAACCATGTTGCTTTGGAACATGCTGACCGGAACAACCGGAGTAGTAGCCGCGTTAGCGATTGCTGCAGCCGGGTTCGTATCCATGATGATCGACGCTTCGGTAGAAATGTCGATCTGCGGGCCTGCGTCTTCCGACAGATAGATTTCGTCCGGGATAACCAAGATGATCTCGTTACCCGCGACGTTGTTCGACGTGAGAACCGGGAAGTTCTCAAGAACACCGCCGTTCATGCTCATATCGGGGAAGAACTTATTCCCGAGGGTGTTGCGGATCGAACCAATTGCCAACGCACGCGCGGGCGACATGAGCAACTTTGCCTGCGTCATATCGATGTTTGCAGCGATGAAGGGAGCAACAAGCGTTTGAATGTCGGCGATCAAGGCTTCCGCTGTATTGCCCGTAGCAGCAATAGAGGGCGCACCGTTGAGGATGCCTGCAGGCGAGACGTTGGCAACAGCCGCATTGGACGACACAAACGACAGGTCGAGACCCTTAGCCGTGGCCTTGAGGAGGTCAGTCTGTACGAGAGCTTCCGCAGCCGGATTCGAGAATCGGATAAGCTCCTGGTCGAGCACCGAGAGGGCGTACACCTTGGCCCACGTCAGGAACACCTTATCGAAGCCCGCTGACGTAACCGGGGCGGGTTGTGCCTCACCCACCCAGCCCACCGTAGTACCGGAGGTTTGGCTAGAGATACGAACGTTAAACGGAACCTTGCGCAGATTCAGACGACCGAGAATCGTCTGCGGGTACAAAAGCTCGATAAAGTCGCCCGCGTACTGTTCGGGGTAGATAAGGTTGCCCGCCCACTGTGCGACTTCGGTACTACCCGCTGCAACGGCGGCTTTGATGATGCCATTGACAACGGAATCGTCCTTGTAGTGCGCCTGCGCCAACGACTGAGCTACAGCAAGATTACCCTTCGACTTAGCGAGCACCATAGCCGTACGAGTGAACGCCGAACCCTTCGGGGCGTTCGTCGTGACCGATACCGCCGACTTGTCCGTAACCGTAACATCATCGGCCGACTTGGGAACAGCAACAGCGCGAGCCGCGAGCGACTTCTCCGTAGTCTTGAGCACGTCCAATTGCTTTTGGTCTGCTTCGAGCGCGGCATTAATGCCATCGATTTCTGTGAACTGCTCAGCAGTCAGGGCGACGCCTTCGGTTGCCGACTTGACGACCATAGCATCACGCTTCTCGACAGCAGCAGCCATCTTTGCAATAAGCGCCTTGATTTGTTCCGAAATAACCATTAGGAATCCTTAATAAGTGGGGTAAAAGAAGGGTTTAAGCGTTGCGCGCGGTGCGGCTTTCGCTTGATCTACTTCGGCCGCGCCTGTTGGCGGGTTCGCTTGCTCGGCTTCGGAGTTACCCGCTGGCGTCGCTGCAGCCGGGTTTTCGCCCGGTACTTCGGCTGCTACTGCAGCCTCAGCGCTTTCAAGGCTTTTGAAAGCGGTAATCATTGCTTCCGGGTTGCACGGAATAGCCGTTAATGAAAGCTCGTGGACGGAGGCTTTCGCGAAGTTGATCCCGCCGTCGTCCTTGTAGTTGTATTCCTGCGGAATGAATCCGATAGATACGCCCTTAATGAGACCCGTCTTAATGCTGTGCCACGCCTCGTCTGTGCGATCCTTTACAGTGCCCGGTTCGTCGACCTTGGCAACCTTGGCTTTGAACGGGAGGCCCTTGGCCGTCGCCTTACCGAACTCGACAGTACCTACAGGCTGATCGGACTTATGATTGAGGAGTAATGGCGTTTCTTTCTCGTAAGAGAGGCCCATCGGGTCTATTACGTCTTTCACCCTATCGGGTGTTGGAGTCGAGGCAATGCCTTCGAACTCTCGCGCATCCTCGTTGATGGACTTAATGAGAATCGCGGAGAACAGTCTGTTGTTTATGTGTTCCTCACAGGACGAACAGTTGGTAGGTGCGCTCTTGCTCTACGTCGCTCGCAGCGAGAACAGTTGCGCCAAACGCCATAGCCATAGCGACCAAACCATCGATACGACCTGTCGCCTTTTGCTTGTCGAGCTTTCGATTACCGGATGGGTCTTTGTTGACGATTGCGTTAGCTGCGCACATGGTCAGAACGGGCGTAGCGCCGTGCGCGATACGTCCATTCACTAGTTCAACTTCGAGCGCATCGAGAGCCGGAGAAAAGTCTTTGAATCCTTGTCCGTGTGGTACG